CAATTATATCTTAAAGATAAATGGAATTATTCTAACTGGTAAAAATTATATGAGTATACTATTTCTTTTAATAGACGATAAACTTGACGCACATTACATCATAAGTACGAATGCTAATAATTAGAAAAAACGAGGTTAATAATTTGGTTGCTACTGCATCCATGAATAAAACTTTACCGAACCCTTATTATTTATTTTCTTTTCAACACATAACGAGTAAAGAAAGGGTTAGTTTTTTGCCTGAAATTATTGTTAGTAATAATCGTTATGATAAGTTTAGATTTATTGAAGGACAAACTAATTTAAGTGCCATACCACCTGTGGTTCAGTTTCCGTTTTTGGGTCAGTACTACTACTCAATTTACGAACAGATTAGTGCCACAAATACCGATATAGCTTTAGCCTATAATAAATTAGAAAGTGGTAGAGCTAATGTAATTGTGGATGATGCACAACCTGATTTATGTTTCTTTGAGCCATACATCAGTAGTAATGAAATCGAAGCAAACTACATATTTGTTAGTGAGGAGGAGGAGTTCTGTATTTCGGGGGATACCACACCAGTATGCCCACCACAATTAACAGCTTCATGCCCTACATATATTTCAAGATATTCACCAACAAATAGTATTTGGTACAAGAATACAGGTACTACAGCTAGTTTCTTATCATCATTTATAACTTGTTTACCAGCTCAAATAGCTATGGATGAAAGTAGATTATTTATTGTTGATGGGTGTTCTACATACTACCAATATGATTATACAATTACTTCAGGTGGTTGTTTTAATTTAACATTTGTAGATAATTGGACTATTTGGTCTGGTAATAGTACAACACCGAACGCTTCTTATTCATTAGGTATTTATGATGCGAATACTTTAATCGTTGGTGAGAGTGCCCAATTCGTACAACAAACTGGCTCAACATTATATCTTTATGATTTAACCACCTCAGGTTTAACAAAATGGTTAGAAATAGGTAATGGAGCTCAAGTGTATAATGTTTATTATAATACAGGAAATACCCAAACAGTTTTAACTTATGGTAGTGCATCAGGTGGAACAGGTTATTATCAATTATACTCTGGTTCAACAAATCCACAACTTATTGCAGAAATACCTATAACGATAGGAATTGGTGGTTCTACGATGTATTTTAGTGGTGATACAGCTATTGCCGTAAATGTTGCTGGTTTACAATTTCCATTAGATTTTGCAAATGGTACTATGTATCTTTTGGAAAACTCAAGTGGTATTCCAATTTATTATGTAAACTTTGGTGATGGTTTCGACTACATAGCAAGTATTGCACAACCATCTAATTGTTATACATTTGATTTATCATCAACTACTTCGGTTTATTCACAAGTATTAAGTTTTACAGGTACACCAAACTACAACTCAATACAATATAAATGTGATGGAACCCAAGTTGAAGCTTGCTATAGTATAAATAATCAAAATACTATGGTGGGTTTAGTTAATTTATTCAACACACCAGCACCAAATCCATTACCCCCAAGTTGTAATACACCTTCATTTTGTTATTGTTGGACTGATTATGGAACTTATTATGATAATGGTGATGGTAGAATAAGATGTGAAATGCCAACATCATTATACAATACTTTATGTTCTGGTGGAACTTTAACCTTAAATGTTATCAACGATTAAATGTGGATAAAAATAAAAAAAATGATATTTATTAGTAATGGATAAAACGCAAATACTTATACAAGATTTTAACGCAGCCTATGTACCACAGTACCAAGAGGTTATCAAACAAAAGCCGTGGGTGTTTTATGGAGAAGATAACCAATTTCCAAATCACCTTTTAGCCCTATATCAATATTCCGCTATTAATAGAGCTTGCTTAAACGCCATCATGTATGGTGTGAAAGGTAAAAGCTTGGGTGTGAAAGATGGTGATATAAACGCATTAGGTATGGCTAATAGAACCGAAACTTTATATGAAGTGTTCGAGAAATGTGTGATGGATAGGGTACTTTTTGGAGGTTTCTCATTAAATATTGTAAAATCTAATGATGGTGGGATTGCTGAAATCTACCATACTGACTTTAGTAAATTGAGAGCTGGTAAAGCTGATGAGTTCGATAACATAGGTACATACTTTTTTTCAGCGGATTGGAAAAACACAAATAAATACAAGCCTTTAGAATTACCTGCATTTAACATGTTGCCTGATAGTGCACCATCGCAAATTATGTACTTCAAGTCATATTGCCCTGGTATGAGTTATTACCCACCACCAGATTATTTAGGGGGATTAACAACCATCCAACTTTCCATCGAGATAGCAAACTTTCATCTAAACAACATGCAAAACAGTATGATGCCTTCGGTGGCTGTTAGTTTTACAAATGGCGTTCCAAGTGAGGAGGAGAGGGATGTATTATACCGTCAATTAGATAGCAAATATAGCTCGACGAACAATAGCGGAAAATGGTTTTTATTCTTCTCAGAGAGCCCTGAAACTGCACCTGTTATTACACCAATACAGAATAATGCAAGCGATGCTTGGTATACACAAATGGCACCACAAGTAGAACAAAACATATTAACCGCCCATCGTATAACCAGCCCGATGATACTCGGTATCAAGGAAAGCGGTCAGTTGGGGGGTAGAGATGAATTATTAGATGCATATAATTTATTCCACGAAATTGTTATCCGACCTATTCAAGAAGCTATGTTATTGGATTTTGAGAAGGTTTTATTTTTAAGGGATAAGAAAGTAATAAAGTTAGAAGTAGAACAAAACCAAGTTGTACCTGCAGAAACACCAGCAACAGCTGAAAAAATAGTATAATATGAGTAAACAAACCCTTTTAATTAGTGAAACTAAACTCAAAGCGTTTAGTACGATACATCAAAACTGTGATATGGAATTATTGGTTAGCAATATTGTTATAGCACAGGATTTAGGTTTGCAAAACCTATTGGGGTCTAAAGGTGTGAACTATTATTATAATTTAGTTCAACAAGTACAAAACTCGGGTGCTACGATGTCGCAAGCTGATAGATTGATGTTAGAGGATTACATCGCTCCTTATCTCGTTCACAGAGCATACTACGAAAGTTTACCTACTATATGGATGAGGACGATGAATAAATCTTTGATTGTGGGTAATACAGAACAAGGTACAGCTGCAGATATCAAAAGTATGCAGTATTTTAGGGGTATAGAACAGGATAGATATGAGTTTTATTCACAAAGAATGCAAGATAGATTAAGAAGCTTTCCAAATGATTACCCCTGGTACTATTCATATACAGATAAAAACGGAATGCCAGTATCCAAAGAAACCTATTTTTCAGGTATTCATATACAACCAGGTATGAGATACCCACCAAGAAAAGATAGTTGGTCGGGGAACCTACCAAAATACTATGGTAGAGAATACGATTGTAGTGATTGCTCAAGCTAAATTAAACTTATGAACGAAACATTATTACTTTTTTTATCAAATGCAGCAACAGGAATTGCTGGTTGGTTTGTTGGTCGCAAGAAACAACAGGCTGACACTGATAACCAAGTTCTGCGTAATCTAGAAATTGCTGTGGGTATCTACAAAAACTTGATAGATGACCTCAAAGATGAAATACACCAATTAAATATAAAGATACAAGACCTTGAAAAAAAGGTTGATGAACTGCACATAGAAAATCGAAAATTAAAACAAAAAAATAGTTTATAATGCCTATACCCAAACCTTCAGGAAACGAACAAGATTACATTAGTAAATGTATTTCAGCTATAGCTAATGAATATACAGAAGACGGACAAGCCTATGCGGTTTGTAAATCTACTTGGGATGATAGTAAAATGAGTGCTGAAACTGAAAAGGAAAATGCACAACAAGGTGGGGTTGTTTCACCTAGTTCATTTGCTCGTACCAAGTTTGAGTATCCCCCCATGTTTAAGGAAAAACTACAAGATTACATGGCAAGATGCATGAGCGATGTGCAAGTTAGAGAAAGAAAGCCAAGTAGAAATACAAGAGCGTTCTTTTGTTATAGTGAATACCAAAGTAGATATGCTGCGAACATAGGTAAGAATTGGAAATAGGGTTTATTCTTATTTTAA